CCAGCGTATCAAGTTACTGGGTTAACTGATGTTTCATTAAATTGTTCTGGAATTTATTCAGGTATTACTAAAAATCCATATGAAACTTTTGGTGTTAACATTACAGATGAAGATGGTGATACTTTCTTCTTTGAAACTTCATTCTCGAATTCAAATGTGAATTATATAGGTAAAGTATTTGGTTATTCTAATTTTGCAAAACCAAGAACAATTGTACCTTTATTCTTGGAAGAAAGATTCCAAAGTTTATTAAATTATGCGTATAGAAAAGGTTATATTAGAGGTTTGAATTGTAATCTAACTTCTTTAGATAGTGCTAGGTCTTCAGAATCAACATCAATTGCTTGGTATTTAGAACAATATCAATCACCTGAATCACCTTGGGTTGTATCTGAATTAAGAGGTAGTAAGGTGTTTAATTTGTTTAAATTTATTACTATCGCGGATGGTGATGCAGCAAATACAGAATTAAAAATATCAATAGCCAATATGTCATTTAATAATGGCACTTTTGATGTATTTGTACGTGATTTCTTTGACAATGACGCTAATCCTGTTGTGATTGAAAAATTCACCAATTGTACTATGAATCCTAATGAAAATAGTTTTATCGCTAAAAAGATTGGTACTAGTAATGGTGAATTCCAAGTGAATTCAAAATATATAATGTTAGAAATGAATGAGGATGCACCAACTGATGCTTTACCTTGTGGATTTGAAGGTTATATGTTTAGAGAATATGCTGGGGTTAAATCACCATTCCCAATTTATAAAACAAAATATGATTTCCCTGGTGAAGTAGTATTTAATCCACCATTTGGTTTAACGTCAGGTGCTGATGATATTTCTAGAAGTGCTGGAGATAATGTTAAAAGAACTTATTTAGGTATTTCCGATACGGTTGGTTTTGATATTGATTTCTTTACTTATAAAGGAAAACAAAATCCAGTAGACCCTTGTGATGGTGTTGGTGTTAATTGGGCGTTTAAAACACAAGGTTTCCATATGGATAAAAACGCTTCGGCAATTACAATGTCTAACTCGTTCACAACTAGTGGTACTCCAGCGTTCCAAGTTGGTTCTGGGGAATTTATAAATGACCCAGAAAACCAATCAAATCCATATTATAAATTAAATGCACGTAAATTTACATTATTATGTCAAGGTGGTTTTGATGGATGGGACATATACAGAGAAAGAAGGTCTAATGATGATAGTTTTAGATTAGGTGGAAGAGGTTTCTTAAGAGGTGTTTGTAGTTCATTGAGGTATCCAAGTGCTACTGGTAGTGGTACATTTAAACGTATTACTGTGGGTAAAAATAGTGAGGATTATGCGAACACAGATTACTATGCTTATCTATTAGGACAACAAACATTTGCTAACCCTGAAGCGGTTAATATCAATGTATTTGTTACACCAGGTATCGACTATGTATTTAATTCAAACTTAGTTGAAGCCGCAATTGAAATGGTTGAATTTGATAGAGCTGACTCAATCTATATTTGTACAACACCTGACTATAATATGTTAGTTCCAAATACTAGTGACCCAATTAATAGTATTTCACCACAAGAAGCTGTAGATAGTTTAGAGGAAAGTAATATTGATTCAAATTATACGGCAACATATTATCCTTGGGTATTAACAAGAGATACAGTTAATAATACTCAAGTTTATATTCCACCAACTGCGGAGGTATGTAAAAACTTGGCTTTAACTGATAATATTGCATTTCCTTGGTTTGCGGTGGCTGGTTACACTCGTGGTATTGTTAATGCTGTAAAAGCTAGGGTAAAACTAACACAAGAGGATAGAGACACTTTATATAAAGGTAGACTTAATCCAATCGCAACTTTCTCTGATGTTGGAACTGTAATTTGGGGTAACAAAACTTTACAAATTAGAGAATCGGCATTAGACAGAATCAATGTAAGAAGATTGTTATTACAAGCACGTAAATTAATTTCTGCGGTATCTGTGAGATTGTTATTTGAACAAAACGATGCCAAGGTTAGACAAGACTTCTTGGATGCTGTTAATCCTATATTGGATGCCATCAGAAGAGACAGAGGTTTGTTTGATTTCCGTGTAACAGTTTCTTCAGACCCAGCTGATTTGGATAGAAATCAATTAACAGGTAAGATTTATATCAAACCAACAAGAGCCTTAGAATTTATAGATATTACATTCTATATTACTCCAACAGGTGCTTCGTTTGAGAATATTTAATTAAATCAAAAACTAAAAGGGGAGAATATTCTCCCCTTTTTTTATTAAACATATATTTATAAATAAAAATTATGAAGATATTAATAACAGAAAATCAACTTAAATCCTTATTAGAGTTTTATGAGAAAGGTTATTCGTTTGATTGGGATGACAATGTATTGAATATGCCCACCAAAATACATTTGGAGAAAAAAGTTAAAGATACTTGGAAAGACTATGATGTTTCAACTGAGAAGTTTAGAGAAATAAGACATAATATTGATGGGGAAAAATTGAGATTAAAAAATAATAATCCAAATGACGCATTCCAAGATTTCAAAACTGAAATTTTCATTCAACATACAAAAGATGCGATTAATAATAATGAATTCGCACCTAGTTTTAAAAAATTCAAAAAAACATTAATGAATGTTGTTGATTTTTCAATCATAACTGCACGTGGTACTAGTAAAGATTCATTGAAAAAAGGTATTAAAGTTTTAATAGATATGACTTTTTCTGACAAAGAAAAAGAAGAAATGAATAAAAATTTAAAAGAAAAAAAATATTCAAGTATTGATGATTATTTAAAAGACCAACAATTATCTGCCGTATCGTCAGATGAATTTAAAACTGAATACAAATCAACTGGTGGTGCTGAAAATCCTGAAATTGCAAAAACTATGGCATTTGAAAAATATGTTGATAGTGTTGTGAAAAAAGTTGGGGAGTTAGTTGACCATCCTGATAGAGAGGGGATTAAGATTGGTTTCAGTGATGATGACTTAGGGAATATTAAAAAAATGGAAGAATTCATCAAAAAAGAATTAGTTAAAAAGTATCCAAAAGTTAAATTTGTTATATATGATACTTCAAATCCTAAAGATGTTAAAAAGAAATATATTAATATAGAAATAGATAATTAATTATTAATATAATTAAAATTATATATAATAACTAATATATAATGTAACATATTAATGAATAATTTTTTTTCAAGTAAAAGTAAATAGAAAAATTTTCAATAGCACAATATTTATTATAAAATAAATGAATAAAATTAAAACAATATAAAATGGCTGATTTATTAATGAAAATGCCGGTTCCTTATGAACCGAAAAGACAGAATAGGTTTATTATGCGATTCCCTTCTTCATTAGGTATTAATGAATGGTTTGTTGAGACAGCTAATAGACCTTCAATAACTATAAACCCAACAGAAATTCAATTCTTAAATACATCAACATATGTCGCGGGTAGATTCACTTGGGGTACTATTGGTTTAAAGTTAAGAGACCCTATTGGACCTTCAGCTGCACAAGCAACTATGGAATGGATTCGTTTATGTGCTGAATCTGTAACTGGTAGGATGGGTTATGCTGCAGGTTATAAGAAGAATGTTGATTTGGAAATGTTAGACCCAACTGGAGTTGTTGTTGAGAAATGGATATATGAAGGATGTTTTATAACAACAGCTAACTTTGGTAGTTTAGGTTATAGTCAAGATGGTTTAGCTGGTATTGATATCACATTAAGACCTGACCGTTGTATTTTAGTTTATTAATCTTATTATTATATAATTCATAATCCTAAATGTAGTGTATACATTTAGGATTTTTTTTTTATCTTAAAAATAAAAACAATTATGAACGCAGAAGCATATGGTCAAATGGATTTTAATTTACCCCACGATTTAGTACCTCTACCATCTCAAGGTGTATTTTATAAATCAAAGAAGAAAGTTGTAAAAGTTGGTTATCTAACTGCAAATGATGAAAACTTTTTAATTGCTGGAAATCAAATCAGTGGTGGTAATATAATTCTTTCTTTAATTAGAAATAAAGTGTATGAACACGATTTAAAACCAGACGAATTATTGGAGGGAGATATTGAAGCAATTCTTATCTTTTTGAGAAATACCGCATTTGGTCCTGAATATTCTGTTACATTAACAGACCCAAAGACAGATAAAACATTTAATGTTGATTTCTTATTAGATGAATTAAATATTAAACAACCAAAAGAACAACCTGATGAGTATGGACTTTTCACTACTACTTTACCTAAGACAAATGTAAAAGTTAAATTAAAACTTTTAACGTATGGTGAAATCAATGAATTAGATAAAATGGCGGAACAATATCCAGTTGGATTAGTACCACCAAAAATTACTTGGAGATTAAATAAAATAATTCAAGAAATTAATGGTGATACGGATAGAGGTAACATTGCTATGTTTATTGAAACATTACCAATTGCAGATTCAAAATACATTAGAAACTTTATAAAAGATAATCAACCCTCACTAGATTTAAGTAGAACAATTTTAGCCCCATCAGGAGAAAAAGTAACTTTCAATGTTACTTTTGGGGCGGAGTTTTTTCGTCCTTTCTTCTGATTATAGAACAACATTGTTAGATGAGTATTATTTGATGGCAAAATTCTTAAGAACATCTTGGTCTGATTTTTTAATAATACCTACATTTTCAAGAAAATATCTTATCAATAAAATCATTGAGTTAAACACACCAAAAGACTAGTTTTTTAATTAGTCTTTTTGTGTATTTATAATAAAACAAATATAAAATGGATGAAAAACAATTTGATGATTTTTTTAAATCATTAGGAAAATATAGACAATTTGTAGCTCAACAATTACAAACAAACATTGACCCAGCAATGATTCAAGATACTTTGAACAAATACGAAGAGTTTTCGGTTAAATTTAGTAGTAGTATGGGTATGGGTCGTGAAAGTGTTGTCGAAATTAAAAGGTCTTTTGCCGATGCGGTTGTTAGTGTTAATAAATTAGGTATTGATTTAGAGGATTTACCTGGTATAGCGACAGATATGGGTAAGGCTTTAAATAGAAATGTTATCTTACTAAAAGACGCTTACGCTGAAATATATGCAACCAATCAAGTTACTGGAGTTGGAATGGATACACTGGGTAAAGGATTTAAAGATGCTGGTTTTTCAATTTACAATATGAGTGAGAATATGACTAAAGTTGTAAATCTAGCAAGAGAAACTGGTATGAATATTAAAACAGTATCATCTGCGGTTGTTAGTAATTTAGATATGATGGATAAATTCAATTTTTCAACAGGTATTGAAGGTTTAGCTAAGTTGGTAACTGAATCAACTAAATTAAGAATATCAGTTGACGAAATTGAAACTTCTATGAATAAAGCATTTAAACCTGATGGAGCTATAAAGATGGCCGCGGATTTGCAAAGATTAGGTGTTGCTCAAAGTGATTTATTAGACCCACTTAGATTGATGGATATGTCTCGTAATGACCCTGTTGAATTCCAAAAACAAATTGCTGAAATGAGTAAGGAATTTGTAAGATTTAACGATACAACAAAACAATTTGAAATATTACCTGGGTCTAAAGAACGTTTAATGGAAGTTGCTGATGCGGTTGGTATAAATCAAAAAGAATTTGCCAAAATGGCTAAATCCGCAGCCGAGTTTGAAGATAAAATGAAAAAAATATCATTCTCAGATAAATTCAGTCAAGAAGAAAAAGAGTTAATTGCTAATTTATCAGAAATGAAAGGTGGTGAATATAAGTTGCGTGTAAATGGTGAAGAATTAAGAATTGATGAGGCAATGGTTAAAGTCCAAAATATGGGTGAGGAAGAAAGGAAAAAATTCTTTGAAAGTTCAAAACCAAAAACAATGCAGGAATTAGCTGAACAACAATTGGACATTGGAACACAATCTGCTGGATATTTAAGGACTATAGCGAATAGGTCAGCAGCAGGTTTGGCCGGAACTGAAATACAAGAATCAATGTTACAAGCAAATTTGGAAGTCGCAAAAGCAACAAGTAAAGTATTTGAAGGTGAAAGATTTCAAGCTAAAAGTATTAGAACTACCGTTGATAAGGCGGTTGGGGACGTTCAAAAAGGATATGAAGGGGGTAATTTACTTGGTGGGATTTCTGAGGCCGGAACTACAATTAAAGATTGGTTTAAAGGAGCTTCTGATGACTTTGTTAAAGGTGTTGGTAATGCTTTAACTGGGTTAAAAGACTCTGATAATTCAGTCATCAAAACATTTAGTGATATTACACAAAAAGGTGTTGAATTAATAACAGGTCAAGGTAATTTAAATACTAGTCTTGGGACACTAACCGAAACTGTAAATAAAACGAACACAGCATTAAGTAATCCTACTACTAAAAATGTTACAACTGATATATTAGGAACAAATAATGATGTTAAAACAGATATAACTAAAAATGAATTCAAATTCACAGAACCATTAGAGGTTAAAATCTCTCTAACCGGTACTGAAGGTTTAACTAAAGAGCAACTAGAAAAAATTATTAGTGAAGGAGGACTCAACCAAGTAATATTAAAAGCTATAGAAAAAGCTGAACTAGAAAGAATTGGTAAACCCAAACCTTAATAAAATTAAAAATTACCTATTTATTGTAAAATAAAATAATGTCTGATAGTATATTATCTTTTGTTAATAGTGCGAGTTTTAGAAATACTTTAATTGCAAGAAACTTACCACCATATACACTCAATGGTCTTTACACACCACCATCTGGACCTCAGAATTATGAAGTTTCGGTGTCGGATTTCAATGTAGTTGATTCACCAAATGAACTTATTAGTCAGAATCCATTTGTTAGAAATAATCAAACATTAAACGAATACGGACCTAATAACGGATATCAAAATACCATTATAAATAATAATCTACCAGTTACCCCAAACCAAGGTGAATATAATCTTAATGATACTGTATTAGACTTAGTAAATGAGTTTTATATTGACCTCGCTTATATTGAGAATAGGTATGGCCCTGTTGGCGGTTTTAATAATATGGTTGTTATTGACTCTATTCAAAATAACAATAAAATCTATGTTCCATATTGGGATCCGCCCACATTCATTCCATCGTCTTATTCACCTTATAATATATTATTATCAAACAATCCTACGGGGTCTAATGGATTATTATCTCAAGATTCTTATATTGCCAAATTAGGTGCGGAATCTCTTAAGTTTGCAATCCAAGCAAGGATTGACGCTGAGTTATTCCAAAGAACTTTAGGTGCAGTAAATTTAGATGTATTATCTGACCCATTTGAAGCTAGTTTGGTAGCAACTGGTAGAGAACCATTAATTTACAGAGATTATAGAATCACAGTTCCTGAGAATCCAATTACCGCTGGGGCGGAATTAACACTTAGATTAACTGGGGCTTATTTACCTTTTTCATTAATACCTGGTGATTATTTTTTGGAGAATGTACTTGGTGCGGGTTCAACTCAAATCAATAGAGCCTTAAATGTAATTAACAAATTAACAGGTGGTTTTTTAGGTCCAATTTTAAATACGACTAGAAACCCCTCTGAAATATTTTTAGCAAATACTGGTAGTGGACAACGTTCAGTATTATTCCAAACGATTAATTATAACAAGTATCAACCATTTTACGAAAGGGGGTTTGGTCAATTATTACAAAGTGCGTTAGGGAGTATTAATCCTGAAAACGGAACTATAGTTGGGAAATATTATGTAGGTTCAAGAACTGCCGAGCCATCAACAATAACCTCACCACCAAACCAAATACCAGTTAATGCGTCAGGAAAACAAGTTCAAACTGATGTTTATGGTCCATCTGAATTAGGTATATTATATGAAGGAAATCAAAATAGATTAAATTTTGGTTTGGCTGGTAAATCATTTTCGGACGATGGGGGTATTGTTGGTAGATTCGTATGGACATCACCAAAATATAAAGGCGGTGCAGGTTATAAAGCAACTGTTGGTGGGGGAAAAGGTTCTTTAGATAAAGAGTTTAATGCTATAACAGCACAATATACTAGAGACGAATCCACTAATTTAACATTCAAACAAGATTCAATATTAGATAGTACTCAGAGATTAATTGAATCTGCAGATAATGTTGCTGGTGAAACTAGATTAAAACACGTTGGTAATGCTATCAATCAAGTTAGTAAGGTATTTAACGATGGATATAAAGAAATTACTAAAGGTTCTAAGGTAGTTTCATATACAGACAATACAACGGGTGAACAACGTGGTATTGAATATTGTCGTATTTTTACGAAAGATACTCCATATTATACTTACGCAGATTTACAAAAAACAGATGGTATAACAACTAGTGGTAGAAGATTTAATAATTCAGTATTAGATAATACTTACAACTTAAATATTGCACCAATTAAAGGTGATAACTCAACAAATATTGTTAAAGATGCAAGAGGTAAGTTAGTTGCCAAAAAATATATGTTCTCAATTGAGAATTTGGCTTGGAGAACATCAAGTAGACCTGGATATACTTACGATGATTTACCCGTATGTGAACAAGGTCCAAATGGAGGTAGAGTTATGTGGTTTCCACCATATAATTTAACATTTAGTGATTCTAGTTCACCCACATTTAACGCAACTTCATTTATTGGAAGACCTGAACCCATTTACACTTATCAAAATACAAGTAGAAATGGTTCAATTGGTTGGACAATTATCGTAGACAATCCATCAGTTACAAATTTATTGGTTGATAAACAATTACAAAATAGAAATGATGAAAGAATAAATTCAATTATGGATTCATTTTTTGCTGGTTGTGTAAAATATGACATATATGAATTAGCTAAAAAGTTTAATAAAATTCCATCATCCGATTTATTTACATATCAAGAAATATTAAATAATCCAAGATTAACCGCTGAAGAATACGAAGGTGTGGTCAAAAGTGTAAGTAAAGAAAATGTGACTGCTGGTCAAGTTGGTGATACAGACCCTACTAAAAAGACTGAAAGTCCTGACCCTAGAGCTGAACAAATAAAAAAAGATTTTGAGAATCTTGCGTTTTATTTTGAAAATGATGTACCAGGACCAAGTAATGCAAATTCAACTACGACTACATTATTATATCAAGATATTTTTGCAACATATACCGCAGCAACAAATATTAGTCAATATGAATCAATTTCTAGAAACGCATTTGCTCCAAACTTATATTATTGTAAATTGTCTGGTAATATACCAAGTAATCTAATAGGTGATGGTATAACAGTTACTTATAGTCAATATTGTGAGAGAGCTAAAAAAACTACTGAGTTTTTCAATACAGTAATTGTTCCCCAATTTAATAAAGTGGCTAATGAATTTATACCTAGAGTATATGAAGTATTAAATGCTAACCCTAAAAATTCTATTTCAATAAATATGGTTGGTTCGGCCTCCGCTCTTGGTGATGTAAATTACAATGTTAGTTTATCTAAAAGACGTGTTGACTCAATTAAAAGATTTTTAGAAACTTATGATGTTGGAGGGGTTAAACTAAAACAATTCTTTGATTCCAAACAAATCATCATAAACAGTGAAGAAAAAGGTGAAGAAATATCAATACCTACAGCAGAAAGTGGTATAGCTGGATTTGAGGTTAATTGTACTTCTAATGTTAGAGATGGTAATGGTGGTATTGGAAATGGTACAATATATTCAGTTAACGCTATGGCTTGTAGACGAGTAAGAATTGCTAATATAATTTGTAAACTAGAAAATATAGTTACTACTGTAGAAGGTGAAGCCGACTCTATAAAAGAACAAGAAGTAATAAAAATAAAACCAATACCAAGAGTACAACCAACAGTTGATGTTATTAAAAAAGTAAAAGAAGGTATAAGTAAAAAAATATTAAGAAATCTTTTAACTGAATGTGATTATTTTGAATTGATTGAAGAAAAAGCCCCAATGGTATATGCTTCGTTCAAAGAAAAAATTAAATACTTTAATCCAGCATTTCATTCAATGACACCTGAAGGACTAAATGCTAGATTAACATTTTTAAATCAATGCGTTAGACCAGGTGAAACTATTCCAATAATTGGAACTGATGGTAAACCAAAATACAATGACGCAATCAATACTTCATTTGGCACACCACCAATTTTAGTATTGAGAATTGGGGATTTTTATCATACTAAAATAGTGCCAACTTCATTAAGTTTTAGTTATGATAATAGTATTTTAGATTTAAATCCCGAAGGTATTGGAGTCCAACCTATGATTGTAAAAGTAACTATGAATTTTAACATCATTGGTGGTATGGGATTGGCAAAACCAGTTGAGCAACTTCAAAATGCTTTATCATTTAATTATTACGCCAATACTGAAATTTATGATGAAAGAGCAACTTTTACAGAAGATACATCGGCACTTGATAAAGAAATTGTTGATAAAATTGTTGGTAGTCAATCTCCAGCAACAACAAATAATGTAAATAATGTTATACCAAATAATGGTGGTAATACAATTGGTACTATTATAACTAATATTCCTATACCTAGTGGACAAACAGGGGAAACATCATATCAAGCTATTATGGATACTCTATTAAAAGAGACTACAAATTATTTTAATTTAGTTGTAAATAAATTAGAAAGTATAAATAATACTTACAATTATGGTGTTGTTCAATTGTTAGATTCTGATAGAGGAGATATTAAATTACCAATTAATAACCCAAATAAAAATCCAATTCCTGAAATAGAAATATACGGTAAACCAAAATTTGAACCAATAATTCAAAAAAGTTTTGAACTATTATTAAGTGATATTGATAATGATCTTAATCCAATAATTAGGGAATTAAATAAAGTATTTAAAAATGAAAATTCACCTATATCACAAGTTAAAGAAAACTTAAAGAAATACATTAAAAATTTAGAATCCGATTTTTCAAATGGAATTGCAACAACAATTCAAGAATTAGTTGCTGGGCAAGATGTTTTCACTAAAGTTATTGAAAAAGTAAATATAGTAATCGGAACTACTGATAATCCAGAAAATGGTTTAGATGGTAAAATACTTGAAACTGGTGTACCAAGACTATATAGAGTAACAGGAACACCACAAAATACAGGCACAACCAAAACAGAAATGATTTTTGATTTTGCTGAAGTAGAAAAAGCATTTATGAATCCAGGTGCAGGTGGAATACCAATAAATTTTGTTAATTTACTTAATTATTTTGATATTGCATTTAGACCTATTTCGTACCAAGATGGAAACTTTAGTGCTAAAACTGATAGTTTTAATGGTGTTAATGAAAAGTCAGACAAACAATTTTTTATGGTTATGTCTAGGATTATTACAAACCCAACAAAAAAACAAAAATTCATTGATGAGGTAATTAGCGGTAATTTAAAAACTTACAAAACTCCAGTAAGTTTATTAAATAAATTTGAAAAAATTGTAAATCAATTAGAGAATACATACAAAAAAGAATTGAATGCTGAAGAAAAATTATTCAAAGACTTACGAAAGAATAAAGAATTTAAAAACTTGGTTGAAGAGTCTATATATGAACCAAGAAAACCAAGAAAATTTGAATACAATACGGCAGTTGAATTCACTCAAGAAGAAAAAGATAAAATAATTAACTTATATAAATAAGTATTTAACTTATGGCTAGACAAAATTATAATAGATATAAAGATTTCATAATTAATGGAGAACAAACTATTGTTCCATATATTAAAATACCATCAAAGAGTACTGATAAGAGGTATATCTATAAAGTTGGTATGTCAAGATTGGATAAAGTTTCTCAACAATATTATGGTTCTCCTTTGTTTGGTTGGTTAATTTTACAAGCAAATCCAGAATTTGCTGGGAATGAATGGAGTATTTCCGATGGTTCTATATTGACAATTCCATATCCTTTAGTAGCTTCATTACAAGATTATAAATCCCAATTAGACGATTATCTTTTTTATTATGGTAGATAGACCCGAAAACATTTTAGTTGAATTTGATTATAACAACATCATAGTTGTTGATCCAAACAAAGTTATTAACGAACAAGGTGTCGCTCAACAAAGATTGGTCAGACACGAAGATTTGGTTATATATGCAAATTTAGAGACTAAAGTTCTCCCAAGAACTAAATTGGCAGTTGGTGTTGCTAATAATGATATTATGCAAACAGTATCTATTGCAACGATTAATTTTTTAAAACCTGGTGGCAATACATTTTTGGATACAAAATGGACTGATGAATTAACTGGGAAAGATGCCGTAAAAGGAGAAGGTGTAAATCAACCAAAACAAACCTCAATAAAAAATCCAAACAAGGATGATGATTTTTATATTCGTCAGACCATACAATCTGGTGGTAAATTTGGAGCTGTTGATAATGGTTTATTAGGTATAACATCAATTTATATCAAAGCTGATACTTCATTTATGCCAACAATTGACATTGAAATGATTGATGTTAAGGGTAGAGCTTTATTTGAATCTGGTGATAACTCACCATATGCGACATTCTTTAATTTACCATATCCCTTATTTACATTAACAATTAAAGGATATTATGGTAAGGCGGTTAAATTACCAATTATGTTGGTTGATTTTAAGGCAAGATATGAACAAGAGGGTAATTTTAGAATAAATCTTAAATTTTATACTTACAAATATACAATATTAAGTGAACTTACTATGGCGGCATTAGTTGCTGCCCCACATATGTATAAAACAAGGATTTCAAGACAATCAAGTAGTGGAGGTAGTGCTAAGACAGTTCCAACACAAGAGATTGTAACAGAAAGAGGATATCAAAAAATAAAAGAAATGTATAGTGAGTATAAATCAAAAGGTTTAGTACCTGATGATTTACCTGAACTTACATTAGTACAATTGAGAGAATCATTAAATACTTTTATTACAACTAAATTAAATACTTTCACAAAAGAAAATTTAGAACCAATATCAGGTTGTGATGATTATCAGAAAGATTTAAACGAATATCAAGGTGTGGTTTACAATTATACCTCTGGAAGAATTTCTTGGTTTAATAAGTACATGGACAAGGAAAACTTCTATGTTTTAAATGATAAACAAAAAACCAAAATTTATACATTTAGAAAAGAATTAAACTCAGATGATTTAAGGTTAGCTGCGGTAACAGAATTGGAAGCCATAATAAATGAATTTAATACTAAGTTAGATGGTAATCCAGTTGTTGGGAAAAATGGTATAACAAAAGATAAACCTTATTCATATAAAATTGGTAGTAATAAATATACCGTACAAGTACCAAATCCAATAACAAGTAATGTCTTTAACATTAGTACAAGTTATACTAGTATTGATGCAAAAGAAACTTACTTCCAAAGAACTGGAAAACAATTATTAAAAGAATCATCGGAAGAAAAAAATTTTTTAAGTAAACTTGAACAAACATATACTCTTAATTCAAATGATACTGTGTTAAAAACAGGAGGAAAAACAAGGGGTAATAGATTTTTCTTTTTTGAAGGTTTAAATTCATTCATTGATTTAACCGACAAAATGAATAAAGAGTTAAAAGTTATACGTGAAGAAATTGAACAACAATTAACCGAAGCATTGTCAAGTCTTATTGAAAATAAGAATGAAGGAATTGGATTTGTCCCAAATATCAGAAATGTTTTGGCAATGGTATTTGCAAATGGAGAAGCCTTTCTTCGTATGATGGATGATGTTCACACTAAGGCTTGGGATTTAAGAAATGACAAAGATAGAAAGAAAGTAATATTAGACCAACAAACAGCTGGTGCATCGGAAGAAACTTTTAATAGTGGTGATATTGCAAACACACCAATTTATCCTTGGCCTCAATATATTGTTGAAACAACAGGCGAAGATGGACACGAAAAATATGAATTGAGATATCCTGGTGACGCGTCATTGGTATCAAAAACAAAAGGTTATTTATATAATATTTGGCCTGAAATTGAATTTGTTGAAGAATTTGTAAATGGGTTTACCGAAAGA